TTCTTCTTTGAACCCGTCAGTCGTCATCGTAAGCGGCGGTCCAGCACTCGTGATCGTGCCGATGACGCCGTTTCCGGCAGTATTCATCAGCATGTCCAAAAATGTGCGGAACTGCTTCACCGCAAGCCGCATCACTTCTCCCGTTGCGCTCTTTACGCCGCGCTCAGCGCCCGTCGTCGCGTACTTCGCAAGCAACGTGTAGCTGAAACCCGACGTGTAATAGAACGGCGTAAGCGTCGCAGTCTGCCAAACCGGGCCGCCCGTGTCGCCAACGCTCGTGCCATCCATCGTCACTTGCTGGAACGTTCCGCCGACCGATTGCAGCAACGGGATGCGCGTTGCCCTGTTCGATGCCGGATCTGCTTCCTGGCGCTCCATCAAGTTGTAAAGAACTGAATCCATTTCAAGCAATTCAGGAATGCCTTCTTTGTAAACAATCAATTCACGTTCGAGTGATTGAACGTTTGCCTCAACTGAAGCCATTTAATTCTCCTTTTCCAAAGAAAGCATTCCGCTAACTACGCAGTGCGCCGAGCAGGAGGAACATACGTGCCAGCTTCAAGCTGCTTGAAAACATCTTCGCGTGTTTTCGGAGCGCTCACTGGCGTCGTCGAAGCCGCAGAAGTCGTTGCTTGCGGCCCTGCTCCAACGTCTTTCGTAGTCGCTGCAACTGCTTTCTTTTTGTCAATCTCTGATTTGTTCGTCTTGACGATCAAACTGCCCCACTCTTGAATCACGCCCTTCACAACGCGCGGAATGACAATCTTCGAACGATCTACAGCGAAGCGCACAATCGCGTTGTGGTCTGAAATGCTTTGACGGCCTTTGCGTGCGTTGTCGAAATAACGATTCAGTTGCGCGACGAATTGCGGTTGCGCTCCCATCGCTTCTAACAACGCAGAGTAACTCTCGTTAACCATGCGCTTCATCTGCGATTCTGTCGCAGTCGGAAGCGCCGTCTTCAGTTTGTCAACGATCACGGCAAGCGTCTCTTCACGCACCGCATCGTCTGCGCCGTCTTTGAAAGCGACAAACGCAGAATCGGATTCGGATTTGTTCTTCTCGTCCAGTTTGCGGCGCAATTCTTCAACTTCCGGATTCACTGCTGAAGCCGACTGTCGGCCAGGCTGCAAACCCAATTCTTGCGCCACGATTTTCAATGCGTTTTGATACGCTTCGTTCTTCTCGTTTGACGCGATTGCGAACGCATTCGCAAGCACGCGATTCAGATAAAACGTTGCTTGAGAAACCCAGAGACTTTCGTCGGACTTCGCCAAATACTCCGGCAGATTCTCAATCAACCCCCTGAACGCTTGAGGATCGCTTTCTTTCAAGCTCGCCACGAACAACGCAGGCTCTTCTCTGAACGTGCGCCCGTACTCGCGGGCGTTGTCAGACTCTTCAACCATGCGCTGCGCATCTTCGAGCGTCGGCACCATCTCGTGAATCTCGCGAAATTCGCTGAACGGCTGATCGCCTTGCATCTCTGTGAAAGCCTTTTCTCTTCCGAGCAAAGTTTTCAACTCAGGATGATCGGCAAACAACGGCTTGTACTGCGCGAAATCTCCACTCGATTCTGGTGCTTGTTCTAAATCTATTTCTTCATCGACTTCAGTTGCCGGCGTTTCTAACGGTGCCGTCTCCGTAGTTTCAACTGTCGTCGTTGCGTCTGGGGAAGGCGCTGTTTCAGTCCCCGCAGCCCCGCTTGCTGCGGCCGCTGTCTCGATCTTCTTGAACTTCTCTTCAAGAGTCGGCGGCGTTGTCGTTCCAGCTTGTGGCGGCACTACTACTGCTGATGCCATTTTTTCTCCTTCGCGGTTCGTTTTTTATACTAGTGCGACTAGTTACCGCGATTTTTTAGTTTTCACGCTTCTTTTTTTTTAGACGCTTCTTCTACTTCGCTTTCATCCGACTTACTTTCTGCCTCAACCGTTGCTTCTGCTTGCGGAATCACGACATTGACCGAGTACTCTGCGTCCGGTCCTGGCGTGTTACCACCATCAACGACAGAAACAGAAACTTTTGCTTTTGACAAATCGAGAACGTGATTGCGATTCACGAACACTGTCGCATCAATCATCAATTCTCCGTTCTCGTTAACTATTGCTTTCGCTTGCTGTAGCATTTCCCTCTCCTTGATTCTTTGGTGCTGGTTTCGGCGGCATTTGATGCGGCGGCGGCTGCATCGCTTCTGCGCCAGCAAGATCCGCTCCGGGGCCTTGCCCTGCCATTCCTTGCGCCGCGATCGCTTGCTGAAGCGCTTGCGCTTTCATCAATTGTTCGCAAGTTTTCTGATAAAGCTCGACATTCGCATAACCGAGCGGATTCGTTTCACGCACAGCCAAGCCTTTATCGCTGATCAGCCACGCTTTCGCTGCGTCACTCGCCGTTTTCAGATCGTCAACATTCTGATTCGGCTCAACGCTCGGCACTGGCTGCGCTGGCATCGCTTTTCCGTCCGGCCCGACTTGCGGTTTGCCTGGAACTGGCTGCGTCGCGATCAATTGCTTGATGTCGAGATTCGTTTTCTTGCGTTGCTGCTCGCCAGGCACTTCGAGATCGCTAACGCCCATCATTCTGAAGAGATATTCGAGATTTGACGGCTGTTGCGCCACTGCCAAGAAGAGCGGATTCGCGGAATTCCACATGCTCATCAACGTCGCACGCACGTCGGCTTCAAGAACCGGAAATTGCGCGTCAGTTTCAGGATATGCCAGCACATTGCCTTGCATGTCGGACAATCTGATGTAGTCGCTCTCATACGTTCCATCAGAAATTCCTGCACGCGGAATCTCCATGTCCTCAGTCCGATTTTCTCCAAACAGATTCACCGCTTTCGCACTAACATTCGCGAGAAACACTTGGAAATTTCTCCACACGCGACCAATTCGCCCCATCGCTTGATTGCGTTGTATCGCAATGCCAGCCGCCGTATCGTTCGAACCAGTGTTGCCGCCAAAAAGCGCGGGATAATTGCCGCTCAAGAACTGCGGAATCTCGTTCAGCAGCATCTCGATATAGCGCACCATGCCTTGCGATGGCTCAACGGCTTGCGTGAACAACATTTTCTGCCCAATCGTCTCGTTCGCTTCAAGAGTCACGGGCGTGATATTGCCCGCCGTCGCCGTCTGTTCGTTGCGGGCTTCGAAATCAAGCAACTCTGTGTCGGCAAAACCTTCCGGCACGCCATTCATGCAAATCTCAAACAGCAAATTCGTGCAATCGTTCAATTGATCTTGAATCGGCAAGAGCGGCGAGATCAGCGTCTCGCGCAACTGCCCTTCTCCGGGCATCGTGTGAAACGATTCCCACGCCGTGTCCATGCTTTCTGGTTTCGATTCGCAATACTGCCCGTTGTAGAAAACAATCTTGATGCCTTTTGGGAACAACGCAAGCAACTGCGCACGCTTCTCTTTGTCTTTTATCCGATAGAACGACTTCGGCCTGAGCCATGCACGTTGAAACGTTCCAAGACCCTCAAGCGTCACGCCGCTGTGCCGCCCAGTCCCTAAATACAGTAATCGTCTTGCAATTCTTTCGTAACTTGCCGCCGTTCCGCTGCCTTCATCGCCAGTGATTCCGTTCGTGTCTAACTCGTTTTCGCGCTCTGGATACGTTCCGATCACCACCGCCTTGTCGATGTCCGTCACCCAGTCCATGTACAAATAATCTTTTTGCTCATCAGCATACGCCGTTCTTCGGAGCTGAAGGCCTGGCACCATCGTCACAACTTCTTGCCCGCGTGGAATCTGAACCGTTCCCAAATTCTGCACTCCCGTAACTGTAGGCGCTGGATTGTCTTGCGTGAACTCGCCGCACTCGGGACAAGTCGGCGTCTCGTCGCTCGTTCCGACCGCCTCAAAACCGCATGGGCATGTGACGGTAGCATCTCCAATTGGTATCTCGATAGGTGAGAGAATATCCCGCTCATCATGCCCAAATTGTTCGCCGTCGCTGACGTAGCGCACATTCGCCGCGAAATAGCCATCAGTGCACATGTAATAGCCGCACTCATCCATGCGGCACGCCCAATCATTGTTGCGCTCGAATTGTTCTGTGAATTTCGAAGCATTCGCAGCCGTTTGCACTGAATCTGGATCAGAAGCCTTTTGCGGGTAAAATGTCGGGCGCGTGTTGTTCTGCGTGATCACTGCCGACAACGACATACCAGTAGCCAAGAAAATGTTCGTCACGTTTCTGAAGCTCGGCTCTGTCAGATCGTCGCTATTGACACCAATGGGAAGAACGTTCGGCGGATACCACGCTTGCGCATCGTTGTTGTACCACCAGTACTGCTGGCCGCGCATGTAAAGCCGCCGCTGCAAGATCAATTTCACTTCTTCTCTGCGCGGTATGTCGTCTATCCGCTCAAGTTCTTGCAACAAACTCCAAACGACATACCACAACTCACGCGGCAAATTCGTCGGATCAATGCCGCTCACGTCTGGCGGTGCCACCGTCGGTTGTTGCCCCGTAAGTGTCGTCGGATTCGTCATCTCTCTATGCGCACAACGCGTTGATCGTAACGCTAGAAGCTCCGCCAAGAGTCAAAGTCGTGAGATTGATTCTCAGCAAAATGCCTGGACCTACGTTCGTCACTTTCTGCATCGTCGCAACGCTCGTTGCCACAAGTGCAAGCGCTGTCGCAACTTTCTGCCAAGTAACACCACCATCTGAACTGCCCTCAAGATCGGCAGTAGCAGTCGTCGGAACCGCACCAGCACCAATAGCGGAAAGCCAGAGCGTTCTGTCGTGCGTGTCAGGCGCTTGCGGACACATGAATTGATTCACATCTGCGCCAGTTACAGCAAGCGCCGCCGTCACTGGGCACCACATGTTTGCAACAACGCCGCGTGTTATCGCCATCAGTTCACCTCAAAACTTTCGACGTTATCCAAGAGCCAACGTGCCAACCGACTGCAAGCGCGAATGCGTCAAGAAACAGCCAAAGCAACGCAGTGAAATCATGCGGAATCAAATCTTAAATCCTCTCTTCTTGCCGCCATGATGCATTTTCTTCAAAGTCTGCGCTAGTCGGGCGCGGCGGCCAAGCTTTCCGCCTTTGCTTGCAGCGGCTGCAAGCTTCTTTGCTGGAATCTTCTTTCCAGCCGGCACTCCCAATTCTCGATGAAGTGCTCCTGGATGTTTAATTGCGCCTTGTATCCAATGCTTTTCAGCCATAGCAGCTCCTTAAATCTTGAAACCTCGCCGTTTACTCGCATACTCCGATTTCCCGCCTGGCGCTTTCTTCTTCTCGCTGATCTCAATCGCTATTGCTTGTTTTCTGCTTCTGACAATAGGTCCTTTTTTACTACCACTGTGCAACTGTCCTCGCCCAAATTTAGGCATTACTTCGTCGTATGGCATTAAACCCTTCCGCCTTTCAACGCACGCGCCACCATCTTCTTGATCTTCTTGTCTGGCTCGCTCTTCGCTTCTCGGCCAGCGCTGCGCGAAGATTTCTTTCCCGCCTTGATCAGTTCGCGTTGCAGCGCGTCTACTGCTGAATTGTTTGTGCTCACCAAAGCTCTCCCTGCATCCAGCGATTCTTAATTTTGTAGTACGCATACCAATACAAAAAATGTAGCCAATATGTAAGCGACTTTTTATAACTCTCCATAGTTACTATGCCGTCTTCTCCTCTACCGCCGCTTCTTTCGGCGTAGTCACGGCTTCCATCTTCTGCCGCCACAACGTTGGCAGCGTTCTCCGCTTCATCGTCGGCAACGGCTTTGGCTCGCTCTTCGCAATTCGCGGCAAGTTCATGTGCTGAAGCAACGCGTCACGAAAGCCATCGCGCTCGATTCGCGCACGCTCAAGTTCTTGTTCGAGCAAGCACGTGTAACGAGACTTTGTAATCGCCTCCCATATCTCGGCGAACTTCATCCCCGTCTCCCAAATCGATACGGCTTGATGCGATACGTTTTCGGCTGCTTGCGCTCTTCGAGAATAATCTTTTGCTCTTCGATCATCTTCGCGTTCGCGTCTTTCGCAAGCGATAGTCGATGCTCAATCTCTTCTTTTCGCGCTTCTGCTGGCGGCAATACCATCTTCACTGCGAACGTCATCGCGAACATATCGCCAAGATCGGGCGAAGCAACGCCACGCGCTTTCATGTCTTCTTTTTTCTCTAGCTGAATCTGCTGCTTATTCGAAAAGCCATATTGAACGCCAGTCAAATCCGTCTCAAGCTCAGGATCGTCAGGCAAATCGCCGCCAGCAACGAGCCAATCTCGCGCCATTCCCCACACTTCTGCGCGTCGATTGAAATACTTTGCGCTGTCTTCTGCCGTTTCTCCGCCATGAAACTCGTGTACGTTGCTCAAGCCGCGATGCTTAAGCGCGTCAACAACGCCAGCGCCAAGACCGTCGCCGTCTACAACAATCGCATCGGGCTTCTCTCTGTTGATCTCATCTATCGCAAACTGTGCAACTTCAACTGTATCTTTGCCGCGTAGCTTCTTTAAGATTCGCGCTTTACGTCCCTGCCTTATGCCGATAACACTTTGATCGTCGCCAAACCGCGCAACATCAATCGCCATAATCTTTGGCAGCGTTTCGAAGCCTTCAGCAATCAACTGCCGACACTTTGCTACAGCATCGCTAGGAATAAACTGAGTCGAACCAGCGCGTGGAAATTCGCCTTTGACACGAACGCGCACAAAGTCAGAATCTTCGCCATAATCATTTACCCAAGATTCAATTTCCGTTTTATTCGTTCCCGGCACTGTGCGCGAATCTATCTGACGATTCAGCCAACGATGCTTTGACTTGCCGAAACACTCTCTGAAGTTCCCCGTATTCTGCGTTGGGTTTCCGAACGCGAGCCAAATGATGATTGTATTTTCGTCAGTTAAAGCACCTTGCGCTGTCTCCCAAATATTCTTTGCAATGCTCGAAGCTTCGTCGAAGATTAGAATAATCAATCGGCCTTGATTATGAAGACCGGCAAAAGCTTCGGGATTATTTTCGCTCCATGGGATAAGATCCATTCGCCAAGTCTTCTCAGAACCGGGCGACTTGCTCGTAATGCTTAGCGTCTTTACATCCCATTCTTGCGCATCAACTGCTAAACGAAACCATTTACCAAGTTCGGGAGATGTTTTCGTTTCGAGCTGCGACTTCGTATTAGCAGTGCAAACGATCTTCGCGTCGTCGCAAGTCCCTAATCCCCATTTCGCAATCATCGCGACGAGCGCAGACTTGCCAATACCGTGACCGCTCGCAACAGAAATCCGCAACGGCGTGTAACGCGTTGCTTTGTTTTTCAGATGATCACGAATCGTCGAAAGAATATCTACTTGCCAGTCATGCGGACCGCTGAAACGTTCGAGTTCGCCAGGTTCACCCCAAGGAAAAACCATTCTCGTATAGCGAAGGGGATCGTACGTGCAAGAAGCGAGCATCTGATATGCTTCTATTTTCGCAGCGAGTTGATCAGGGCTCAGCGTCGGCATCGCGTCTGCGCATTCCTTCGACGAGCGTTCTGAAATTGATCGTAACGTCATGCTCTGAGCGGTCAACGGGATTGCCAAAACGATAAGCAAGCAAACGCATGAGAACAGCAGAGGCGACTTTCTCATTTGCACTGTCAATGAATTGCTGAGATTTCGTAACTGCTTTTTCGTTCGTGAGAACTGCCTCGACAAATTCCTGAACAGAATTGGTGAGTTTATTCGGCGTACCTTTTTTTCTGCCAGAGCCGGGATCTTTTGGTCCGCCTTTGACAGCCACATCAAACACTCCCTGCGTAATTCCGCGTAAAGTACGTGGCAAGCGCTAAGAGAAGCGCAGCGTTGAGCCTCGATGTCCCAACGCTGCGCGGGTTATCCTGTAGGTTGTTCACGCTGAGCCAAGAGTAAAAACTACGTCAATACGGGATGTCAAGTAGGCCGAGCGGCAAAACACTTTAGGCCGACTGCTCACACTTGCCTTACGCGGGGTTGAGTATCACCTCCTAGAAGCGGCGTGACTTCTTGTGAGCAGTTGAGAGCAGTAGTATGGTTAAGTCTTTTAGAATGAGCGTATATAGGGGGGTAGTAAGACAGTGTGTGAGCAGTCGTGTGAGCAGTCGGTTGCTCACGTGAGTGCTCTCAACTGCTCGCAGGAAAAGTGGTGCTTGACAACCTCAAAATAGTGTAATAAAGTGCGCATTTCTTACTGTTACATATTGTGTATTTGAAAGGAAAACTCCATGTCCAGCGTGGAAGATGCGAACGTAGTTACTGTTCAAGCGCGGCCTAT